GGTGTTTTAGCCATACGTGACCAATTCATAGCTGAACACAATCAACAAATATATGTGGACGTGTTTACACTTTGTAATCGGCATCATGTAGAGCTACATGGTGTATACGGAAAATCACCACTGCCGCACACAGTGCCACTGCAGCAACGCTGGCTGGAGCGCAAACGTGCATTAGCTGAGGGCAAAACCACAACCGTGGCTACTACAACCAGCTTTTTCAAGGACTTCATATAATGCTCAACAACCTTGCAAACTGGGTTGCCGAGAAATTTAACCGCGCACAGCCGCAAATAGCTATAGAAGCTGGTACTGAATTAAGCACTACTGCACAACCTGTATTTACGCAAGCATTTGAGCGTGTAGAGGCTGTGAATCGTGGTGTTACTATGATAGTACAAGCAGCTGCAAGCTTAGACTACGACGTCAAGTCCAGTTTGTCAAGCAGTGTGGTGGTTGGAACTCGAGCAAAGCAGTTAAATACACTACTTAATTATCGTCCTAATCCTTATCAATCAGCACAAGATTTTCGTCGCAATATTTTTACTGATTTCTTGCTGGAAGGCAATGCCTTTATCTACTATGATGGTGCGTTTTTATACCACTTGCCAGCACAACAAGTAAAAATCGAAACTGACGAAAAAACTTATATAAGTGGCTATAGTTATTCAAACAGCACCATTAAGTTTGGGGCTGATGAAGTATTTAGTTTTCACGATACCAGTTCACATTCAATCTATCGTGGAACCAGCCGTTTGTTAGCGGCCAAGCAAAGCATAGAAACCATTTACAGCATGCAACTGCTGCAAAAGAACTTTTTTGATAACGGTGCTGTGTTTGGTGTAGTATTTGGCACTGATAATACACTATCACAAGCAGCCAAAGAAAAAACTATACAACACTGGATGCAAAAGTACAACCCCAAACAGGGTACCAGACGTCCAGTGATCTTGGATAGTGGCTTGAAACCAATGCCTCTGGCACAAACCAATTTTCGCGACATGGACTTTGATGCAGCCATGCGCACACATCAAGAAAAAATCTTGTTGGCATTAGGTGTACCGCCGATTCTATTAAACGGTGGTAACAACGCCAACATCTCACCAAATCTACGACTATTTTACTTAGAAACTATACTGCCTATTGTACGCAAGTACGTTTCTACAATAGAAAGATTTTTTGGTTATGATGTAGAACCAATAACCAGTTCTGTTAGCGCACTGCAACCAGAACTAAAAGACATTGCTCAGTACCACTCTACACTAGTAAACAGCGGTATTATTACTCCAAATGAAGCGCGTGCAGCATTACGGTTTGGAGCAATTGAGGGTAATGATGCGCTGCGAATTCCAGCTAATATAGCTGGTTCAGCAGCAAATCCAGCACAGGGCGGTAGGCCCAGTGAGTCACCAGGAGCCACCAATGAATAAGACTTTTTATTTAAGCAGTGACACGCTTAAAGCAGAAGCTGGCGATTCTGATGATAATTCTGTAATGATCTCTGGCTACGCCAGCACTCAAGACGTTGATCGTCATGGTGATGTAGTTCCTGCCTCTGTGTGGAAAAAGGGTTTGGAAAACTACTTAAAAAATCCCATCATTTTAGCTTTTCATGACCATACCCAACCTGTTGGAAAAATGGTCGAGCATAAGATTGAAAAAGATCAAGGTTTGTGGATCAAAGCAAAAATTAGCTCAGCATCAGAAAAAGTTTATAAATTAATTAAAGATGGTATCTTATCCGCATTTTCTATTGGATTTAGAGTTAAAGATGCAGAATACGATGCCGCCACAAAATTATTTGTGGTCAAAGAACTGGAACTACATGAAATTTCAGTAGTTTCAGTGCCCGCAAATCAAAATACTCTTTTTAGTTTGGCCAAGGCATTTGAAAGTGCCGAGGAATATGAGACGTTTAAACTGCAGTTCGCATCGCAGGACCAATCAGCTAAAGGGCTAGAAAATGGTCTTGATGCTGGCAAGCAAAACAAGGAATGGACTATTATGAATCCCGAAGAAATCAAGCAATTACTGGCAGATGCTGCCAAAGCCGCAGCTCAAGAAGCTGCAAAAAGCGCTCTAGAAGCACAACAAGCTGCCGCTGCTGAATTAGAAGCCAAGCGTCAAGCCGAAGCCGCTCTAGAAGCCAAAATCAAAGCCGCTGTTAGCGCCACAGTTGAGACTGGTGCTACCGGTGCAGAAAAGCTCTTAGCCGAAGTTGAGAAGCGTTTAGCTGATCAAGCCGAAGCTAGCAAAAATGCTTTAGCTGGTTTAGAAGCTGCTCTTAAAGAAAAAGCTGCTGAATTAGAAGCCATTCAGCGCAGCAAAATGAGTTTTGGCGATCAACAGCAACGTGATGGCATTTCCTATCAAGATAAAGAAACTGCCGTATTGCTTGCTCGTATGAGCAACAAGTCGATCGAAAGCACCAAATTTGGTAAGCAACTGATCGAAAAAGCTGGTGCACACGTTTCCAGCGCAACTTTCGAACAAGAAGTTTCCTTGCAAATGGAATCTGAAGTTCGTCGGCGTTTAGTTGTTGCTCCTCTGCTTCGTAACATCCAGATGCAGACCAACGTGATGACAATCCCTGTCAATCCCGAAGCTGGTACTGCTCAATGGGTTACTAACGCTCAGTTTGGTACAAGCAACAGTGCTGGTAACAACGCTACACATCAGCTCAAAGAGATCACTCTTAATGCTTATAAAGTAGCTACCAACGAGTACTTAGCATACGAAGAAGAAGAAGATGCTTTAATGGCAATTATGCCTGTTGTTCGTGATGGCATGATCCGTCGTGTTGCTCGCGCTATCGACAAAGCCTTCTTACGTGGTGCTGGTAGCGGTGGCGATCCCGTTAAAGGTTTAGCTGCTTGTGCAGTTGGTACTGGTGTTAACAGTAACGTTGCTATTGCTACCACAGGTACAGCAGTAACAGTTGCTAACCTTCGTGCAATGCGTAAAGGTCTTGCCGTTTGGGGTCTGAATCCCGCTGACGTAGTTTATATTGTTAACAGCAGTGTTTACTACAATCTGCTCGAAGATTCCACATTCCAGACCATGAACCAAGTTGGCACACAGGCTACCCTGTTAACCGGTCAAATCGGTCAAATCGGTAACAGCCCAGTGCTGGTAAGCGGTGAACTGAATGATCCTAGCGCTACCGCCGGTACAGATTATGCTAACGTTGGTGCCCTGTGCTTTGCACCCGGCAACTTCTTAGTTGGTAATCAGCGTGGTCTCCGTATGGATACACAAGAGCTGGTCGAGACTCAGCGTCGTGTAATGGTTGCTAGCCTGCGTACCGGTCTGGTACAAGTTACCAGCAACCTTGGTGCTGGTGTTACCAAGCTTACTTACACAGCCTAAGTTTTTTACTTCTCAGGGATGGGAAGGGGCGGGGAAGCAATTCCCCGTCTTTTAAAG